GTTACTGCAGAATTAAACAAACTTAAAGAATTAAATTGTAAAGTTATATTAGCTGGGGTAGAAGAAAACACAGCTACTGGAATTGCCTCAAATAAATTTTTAAGAGGTGCTGTAAAAACTAATTCAGTTTTATTTTTAGGAGGATTTGCTGGAGGGTCGGGCAAGAACTGGATGCATCCAAAAAATCCAACCGATTATAAACATCTAGCATTTACTGCAGTACGTAGTATTGGATTAACTGAAGGCGCAATGGGTGAAAAAAATAAAGAAAAACATGATGCTAAAATTAAAAAATTAAGACATTATTTAGATTCCAATCGCAGCAATAGTTTTGAATATGATTTTTCTGAATTTGCAAAAACTGTATTTGGTGCACCTATCACCGAATCATTGTTAAAAGAAAATTATATTACTCGCGAAGAATTATCCGAATTAGAAACAGTAATTGATGGTTTCTTTAACGAGTATGGAATTGATATAAATTTTCAAGGATCACAAACACATTTCTTAGATAGATTAAATGATCCTAGAAATGAAGCTCCTATATATATGGATGAATTAAAAGATTTGTTTCATGATTTATCAGATGAATATGGAGATCAAATAGCTCAACAATTAAAAAATAATCAACCAACCGCAATAGAATCAGATTATCAATTTGACATACCAATTCATATGCCATTCATGTTACAATGGAATGCACGTAACAAAATGATTGAATTAATTCCTAGAACAATTAAAAAACAACGTAGGAATTGGCAAGCAAATGATCCAAATGATGTTATATATCGAATAGAAAATGTTCAATCAAATCACAAAACATTGTTAACAGAAGGAGGGGCTGGAGGGCATATGCCACATCCATATGAACATCATTCGTTAACTTTTGGTGATATGAAAGAAATTGTATCTAGAGCATTAGGTGGCTATTTAGATTTAGAAGAAGCTGTAACAGAAAAGACAGATGGTCAGAACATTCAAATGACTTGGAAAAACGGACAAATTGGATTTGCTAGGAATAAAGGTACTATTATTAATCCAATGACAACGGCTGAGTTGCAAGCTAAATTCGATAATCGAGGACCAATATCAGAGGCATTCGGTAACGCCGGCGAAGATTTACAAGAAGCATTTAACGGAATATCTGCAGACACATTAGCTGATATTTTTAAAAATGGTCGAGTATTTGCTAACATGGAAATTATATACCCAGCAACTAAAAATGTAATTGCATATGAAACAGCAGTATTACAATTTCATAATTTAGTTGAATATGACGAAGCTGGTAATATTGTCGAAACCAATGCTAGCGGTGGTGGAACTGTGCAACAAATCATACAAGAAGCAAATGCACATTTACAAAAAACATTTAAAATTATTCCACCACAAAAAATAAAAATAGGTCGAATAGAAAATTTTGAAGATCAACAAGCAGCATTCATTGCTGAGATCGATCAATTAAGAAACTTACACAATTTAAAAGATACTGATCTTGTTACAGAGTATCATAAGGCATGGTGGGGTGATATTATTACAACTAAAGCAAAAGAATTTGCGTATGCAATTCCTCAAGATATTTTAAACATATTAATATATCGATGGGCATTCAATGATAAGTCAACATCAATCACCGTATTAAAAAAACAAATTACAAATCCAGAATTTTTAACTTGGGTTATTGAATTCGATAAACAGGATTTTAAACGATACCAAAAACAAAATATGGAACCATTTGAAACTATATTTTTACGATTAGGTGCGGTAGTTTTAAAGAATGCAGAAAACTTTTTAGCAGTTAATCCTAGTAATGCGGTGCAAGAAATTAAAACAGAATTAGCACAATTGTCTAGAGAATTAGCTCAAACTAATGATATTAAGACATTAGACAAATTAAAGGTGGAATTAGGACGTATACAACGGCTCGGAGGATTTGAAGCCATAGTACCATCTGAAGGGGTTGTATTCACATACAGAGGCATTACCTATAAATTAACCGGAGCATTTGCCCCTGTTAATCAAATTTTAGGAGTATTAAAATATTCACGATGATATTTATATAAAAATAGGATAATTAAAATGACTGAGAAACACAAAAGTAAATACAAAAAACCAGAAAACACAAAATATAAATCTCGTAAAGATTTAAAGGATTATACCGGCGATGATAAAGATGGTGGAATGAATCCAATGTCTGCTGGTGAAAAACAAAGCAATGTGCTTCGCAAAACAGATAAAGAAGTAGTCGATACTGGCGATATGTATGTTAAATACAATGCAGATGACCGTTTGTATAAAGATATCGAAGATGGAGAATATGATACTAAACATGCAGCAAAAGTTTTAAAGAAACGACAAGATGCTGAGGAAAAAGATATTGAACAAACAATGGATGACAAAATGAAAGTTTTAACTAGAGAGCAACAAGAGCGAGTAGTTAGAGAATATGTTCGTCGTAAAATTGTTAAAGTTTTAAGAGAAGCAGAAGGAGATGTTCCTCCAGAAGAAGCACCTGCTCCAGAAGAAGCACCTGCTCCAGAAGAAGCACCTGCTCCAGAAGAAGCACCTGCTCCAGAAGCATCTATGCCAACTGCACCAGCTCCTGACGCATCAATGGCTGCCCCATCACCTGAAGTTCCAATGGAAGATCCAGCTGCAATTGCAGCCCCAGCTCCAGCAGCACCGGCTACTGCACCACCAGCAGCAGCTCCTGCGGCAGAAGTAGATCCAGCAACAACAAATGCAATAGCTGTTGACAAATTTACTAAACATTTAACAGATGAAGGAGGTAATATTGCTAGAATTAAAACTATTGCAAAAGTACTAAACACTGTATTTAAAGATGTTGAACCAGCAGATAAACGTAATTTTTATAAAATGCTAAGATCTTTTGCTATAAAAAAATTAACAATAGAAGAACCAGCACCAGAACCTGAAACCAAATAATCAATTTAATATGTCTAAAAAGTTACAAAATGTCAAAGCTATTCAACAAATGTTGGATGGTACCCATAAATTCCAAACAAAAAAAATAGTTGGATTTAGTGATGCTGAAGATGCTGCAAAAAGAAATGAACGCCATGCCGTCGGAGATATATGGGAAGAAAAAGATCCTGTTTCTGGCGTTATTTATATAATCGAGCAACGAGAAGGCTTTCGTATTAAAAAAACAAATAATGCTGATGTACTACAAGGGGTTCGTGATGATTTAAGAGCTTTTCCTAATTGTAGAAAAGAAACGTGTACATGTGCGGGAACACACCATTTAGATAAAAAAATGAAAGTTATCCATGGAATGTGTTTTGATTGTACAATTGAAATGGAACATGAATTAAAAAAAGCAGGTACATTTAATGAGTATGCATATAATAAGATGCGAGAAAATGCATTAGCTTGGTTGCAAAGTGCGGAACGCGATGTTGAAATGCTTAAAGAAATATACACACAAGCTTCTAAATTTGTTACAAACTCAGACGGTATAACAGAAACATGGTCAGCAAAGATGACTCCAGAAGAATTTGAAGAAACGATACAAAGTGACTTTGACAAATATAAACAAGAATTCATAGAAAAAATAAATAAAGAATATCCACATGAAAAAATCGATTAACTCAATTTACATATTTATAGCAGGGCTATTAACATCATTATTTGCAATATTATTTTTCTTCGGTAGAAAAAAGCAAACAATTGAAACTCCAGCACCAATTATCAAAAACGATGCTGAACTTAATAAGTTAGAAGGTAAAGCCGAAATTGTTGCGTTTCAACGAAATGAAATTGCCAAAGAGATTGAAACTCAAAAACAAGATATAGCCGAAACAGAAAAGGTTAAAGAAACATTAACAGTTAAACCAGTTGAAGCTGCTAAGGTTAAAGACCATATTGTAAAAAAGACTAGACGCACCAAAAAACAAAAATAATGAAATATTTATTAGTTATATTATTCATATTACCGACTCTAGCTTTTTCACAAGTAACAGATACCTGCTTTACTACCAAAGAATTGCAAGACGTTGCTTTTACTATTGATTCATTAAGTTTAGCTGATTCAGTTAACAATGTATTGATCACACAACAACGGGTTTCTCTTGCAAGTCAAGCTCGATTAATTAGTTTAGATTCATTAGAATTAACATACAAGACAAAGCAAATTGAATTATTAAAAACTAATATTAACATATATGTTGCAAGAGAAAAAGAATTTCTTCCAAAGTGGTATGATAATAAGATGTTGTATTTTACCGGTGGTATTGTAAGTACATTGCTAACTACCAATTTAATTTTAAAAGTATTTAAACAATGAGTACTCCAAACATAAAACAGATAATCCAACAGCAGTACATGTTATGTGCTAAGGATCCTGTGTTTTTTATGCGTAATTATTGTTATATACAACATCCTAAGCGAGGTAAAATAAAATTTAATTTATTTCCATTTCAGGAAACATCATTAACTGACTTGCGTGATAACCGATACAATGTTATATTGAAATCCAGACAGTTAGGTATATCTACATTGTCTGCCGGCTTCGCATTATGGAGCATGTTGTTCAATGAAGATTTCAACGTTTTGGTTATTGCAACTACTCAGGAAGTAGCAAAAAACTTAGTTACCAAAGTTAGAGTGATGCACGACAACTTGCCTAGTTGGCTCAAAGGTACTATAGAAGCCGATAACAAATTGTCTTTAAAATTTAAAAATGGTTCGCAAATTAAAGCAGTATCATCATCTACTACCGGTGCGCGATCTGAAGCATTATCATTATTAATTGTAGATGAGGCGGCCTTTATTCGTAACATTGAAGAAATTTGGATTGCATCACAAGCAACATTATCAACGGGTGGGGCTGCAATTGTTTTATCTACTCCTAATGGGGTTGGTAACTGGTTTCATCAAACATGGGCTGATGCTGAATCTGATATAAACGGATTCCATACAATTAAATTAAATTGGCAATTACATCCAGAGCGAGATCAATCATGGCGTGATGACCAAACTAAACTGTTAGGCGAACGTGGTGCGGCACAAGAGTGTGATTGTGATTTCGTTAGTTCTGGACATACTGTTGTCGATGGTCCATTGCTTTTAGAATATGATGCAAAATGTGAAGAGCCTATAGAAAAAAGAGGTTTTGATCACGGATATTGGATATGGGAATATCCAGACTATTCTAGAGACTATATAGTATCTGCCGATGTCGCACGTGGAGATGGAGGTGATTATTCAACTTTTCAAATATTCGATATTGAAAGCGTTAAACAGGTAGCTGAATATAAAGGCAAAATACCACCAAACGATTTCGGTAACATGTTAGTTACAGTAGCATCTGAATGGAATACTGCTTTACTTGCAGTTG